GTCCAACACACGGGGTCAAGTCCCAGGTCGGGATGGAATGAAGCCAGCGCCACCGAGCGCGGCTACGACTATCAGTGGAAGCGGCTATCGGCGCGGGCGCGACGACTCCAAAAGTTCTGTACCGACTGCGGCAGTAACGAACACCTACAAGCAGACCACACGCCCGAAGCATGGGCACGCAAAGCAGCAGGTAAGCCAATCCGCTTGTGCGACATAGCCGTTGTGTGTCGTCGCTGCAACAACAAGCGCGGCCCGGCACGCGGCCCGCGAGCCACCAGAGTTAGCTAGACACCGTTCATTAGTTTGCTGGAATCGGCTAGTCGCCAACCGCTCGACACCGGCAGCGACACGCACCGCACCACCGAAAGCCACCCCCAGTAAACACTAAACGACACAGCCTGAAAGCTGTTGTAGCACAACATAAACCACGTTCACCACCAGGGGGATACCCCTACAGGTATCGAAAAGTCACAGAGCGGGCGAAGGAGGGCGGCCGAATTATCTTAGGTCGCCTATCCAATTATAGATAGAGCAGCTAGTTAGCTATGACGTTAGCTAGCGTCAAGATTTGAAACATGCTGATGCAAAACATAATTCGAACACTGGGCGCGCCCCATTCAGCGCGGACCTAAACCCCCGAGAGCGCTTGAGCCAATACCGTTTTCGGTATCTGGCCCGTTGAGTGTGCAGTTCTATGAGTTCTGTTGCCGCTATTTGCTTTTGGGTGATGGGTCGGCGCTGGTTCCCCGGCCTTGGCAGATCGACATTGTTTCACAAGTATTTGATCCACAGCCCCGGCCTAGGTTGGCGGCGGTGGCAATGCCGCGCGGCAACGGTAAGTCGTCCCTAGCGGCGGCGGTCGCCGTGTGGGTGTTGATGACGGTTCCCGGCGCATCGGTGGACGTGGTGGCTGTGGATGAGCGTCAGGCCGGGTTGATCTTCGGCATGGCCGCGAAGCTCATCGCCCGCCATGACGAACTGGAATGCCGGGTCAGCGCCTATAAGGACCGCCTGGTGGTGCCGGGTACCGAGTCGGAGATGACGTGCCTGCCCGGTACCCCGGCGGCACTTGAGGGCCGCAACCCCACGCTGTGCGTCGTTGACGAGGGCGGGCGGGTCGCCACCGAGGCGTACGAGGTGGTGGCCCTGGCCAGCGGCAAGCAAGCTGAGTCAACGGTGTTGGTGTTGGGCACGCCCGGACCCCGCCCGGACAATGTTCTAGCGGGATTCAGGGACCATTCCCTAGCCCATCCCGACGACACCGCTCAGGTGTATGTGGAGATCAGCGCCGCCGGGTCTGAAGATCACCCGACCGATTGTGTGCACTGTTGGGAACTGGCAAATCCGGCGCTCGATGACTTCCTGTATAGGGATGCGCTGGCGGCTTTGCAGCCGCCGAAGATGACCGAGTCGCATTTTCGCCGGGTGCGATTGGTGCAATGGGTTAACGACAATGAGAACCCGTTTGTCACCGCCGATGTCTGGGACGCCTTAGGTACTGGCGAATCGGTGCCGGACGGTGCCGACGTGATCCTGGCGTTGGACGGCTCCCATAGCCGGGATTGCACCGCTCTGGTAGTGGCCACCGTCTCGGCCACCCCGCACGTCGCCACCTATCGCCTGTTCAAACCCGAAGACAACCCCGACCACCGCATAGATGTTCTAGCTGTAGAACAGGCAATCCGGGACGCATGCCAACGGTGGAATGTCCGCGAAGTTGCTGCCGATCCGCACCGGTGGACCCGCACCCTGCAAGTGCTCGCCGCCGAAGGAATCCCGGTGATGGAGATACCGCAATCAGGGCGGCGACTGACCGCAATGACGACCGACCTGCATTCAGCCATCGTCAACGAGCGCCTTACCCATAGCGGCGACCCGGACCTGCGCGACCACGTTCTCGCGGCGTCGGTGGTCGATACCGCTGATGGCGGTTTGAAGTTGGGCAAGGCGGGCCGCTCCAAGGACGCACCCCGTATCGACCTTGCCGCCGCCCTGGTGATGGCGTACTCCCGCGCCACCTGGCACGGCAGCAAAAAAAAGAAACGATTCCGAGTGATTACCCGATGAACGAACTGTTACGCGAACTGCTGGCCGAACTGGACGCCCCACAACACCACTACGGCACTTTGCGGTTGTATGCCGAGGGACGGCAACCGCTGGCATTCCTGTCCACCGAATCACGTAAAGCACTGAACAACCGGCTGTGTCGCATGTCGGTGAACATCCCAGCATTAGCAGTGTCCAGCCTCACCGAGCGGCTACGGATCACCGGGTTTAGCGATCCAGCAGCGTGGAATGCCTTTGTCGGCAATGACTTAGATCAGCTGGCCGCGCAGGTCCACGCCGACGCGCTGACCTATCAGTATGGGTTTGTGCTGGTCTGGGCTAAGGATGGCCGCCCGACTGCCACCGTGGAATCCCCTTTTGAGTGTGCAGTGATCCGCGATCCTGCTGACCGCTCGGTGCTGGCCGGGGTGAAACGATATTCAACTAAGAGCTCTACTGAGGCTTTCGTGTATCTGCCGGATCGGGTGGAGCACTGGACCGCGCCGACACCTAACGCTGTGGTCGGTGGGTTCCGCCGGGTGGAGACGATGCCGCACACGTTGGGTGTGGTGCCCTTGGTGCCGTTCGACAACGGGCGCAGCGAAATCGAAGACTTACGCGATCTGACGGACGCGCTTGTCAAGGTCACCCTGGACATGGTGATCGCGTCCCATGCGGCGGGGTTTGGCCGACGGTGGGTGACCGGTATGGAGCTGATCGAAACTCCCCGACTGGACGATGACGGCAACCCCGTCCTGGCCGGCGGTGAGCCCGTTGTGGACACCACCAGCCCGTTTGATGAGTGGTCTACGTCGTGGGCGATTGCAGAGAATCCCGAAACTGAGTTCGGCAATTTCAGCGAGGCCAATCTGGGCGGGTTCGACACCGCCGTGCGGGTGTTGGTGTCCCAGATTCAAGCCGTCTCGGCGCTCCCGTCGCACTACTTGGGCGTGATGACTTCGCAGCCAACCAGCGCCGACGCATTGCGGGCGTCCGAGGCATCGCTGACCGCACGCGCTGAATCCAAGCAACTGCTTTTCGGACGTTCCTGGGAGCAAGTGGCCCGACTGTTGGTGGCGGTCTCTACCGCTACCGATCCTGCTGGGTTGCGGGTGCATTGGGCGGATGCGGCTACCCGTTCAGCGGCGCAGGAGGCCGACGCGGTGGTGAAGCTGGTGCAAGCCGGAATCCTGCCCGTCACCTACGCACTGGCCAAGCTGGGCTATTCCGACGACGAGATTGCGGCGATCCGGTCAGCTCGCCGCGCAGACACCCTAGACGGCATCGGCATCGGCGTAGACACCGGAGATGACGCCGTTGCCTAGCCCCGCCGACAAGTATCAGGCGGAACTAGAGAAACTGGCCGATGCAACCGCCCGCGCCGCGAGGCGGGCCGCGAACCGGCGCAATCTCACTAAGGCGGCCCGCGCTGAGAATGTGGCTGCCATCGTCCAACGCGGCAACGCCCAAGCACTCGCTTTGGCCGAAGCGTTTACGCAGCATCAGCTAGAGAGTGTGACGGGTCGGGCGGTGCCCGCACGGGGATTGCTGCCCACCGATGACTCTGACCGACTACTCAAAGCAGCGAAAACAATCCTGGAAGAACCGGACCCCCTCGCCCGTATCGGGAGGCTTGGGGAATCCGAGGTGTTGCATACCGCGCAGGGCGGCGTCGAGGAGTCGTTGACGGGCCGCAAGCGCAGCCGTGGCGGCTATCTCGGGTGGCGTCGAAAAATGGAATCCGACCCCTGCAAACGCTGCGTCTGGTGGTCACGTAATGGGCGGGTATTCCCGCCGGATCACCACATGCCAAGGCATCACAGTTGCCGGTGTGTGCAGGAGATTGTTCTCGTCCCAGTGAAACCGCTACCCGTCCGAAAACGAAAGCCAAAGAAGTGACAGAAGCCAGCCCAGATGCAACGCAGGCCGACGAAACCGGCGACGGTGAGGGAATCACCCCCGAACCTGAATCGGCTGTGACAGAAAGCGATACAGACACATTCCCACGGGAATACGTGGAAAAACTACGGCAGGAATCCGCTAAGTATCGGGACCGCGCTAAAGCCGCTGATGATCTGCGCCACCGGCTGCACGATGCACTGGCGCAGTTGGACGGGCGGCTGGCCGACCCCACCGACCTCGCCTATGCCGATGAACACCTAGACGATGTTGGTGCCGCAATCACCGACCTGATCGAGCGGAAGCCGCATCTCGCGCGTAAGCCGTCCGGTGATGTCGGGCAAGGGAATCGGGGCACCGGAGAATCAGCGAACTTGCTTGGAATACTCCGACAATTCACTTAGTTATGCTAATCTTATAGATGGGTAGAGCGCCTGGTGTGCTCCCTGTTCGGCAGTCGTCCTGGTGGCGAATTGTCAATCACCACTTGATAATTCCTGTTTTTTAGGACGCATTCCGTTATGGCTATTGAAGTACCGAGCGGCAATACCACGCTGCTCCAATCCCAAGTTGCTCAGCTGCTTGTTCAGCCACTTGAACAGGCGAGCACATTCTTAGCGGCTGGCCCGGTCACTCTCGACTCGGCCAGCCCGCTGCGTGTCCCGCGTATCGCATCGGGCACCACCGCCGGATCGGTCGCGGCAGGTGCACAGATCACTGACGGTGATGTCTCGTTTGATGAGGTCACCCTGTTGCCGTCCAGCTTGAAAGCAATCAAGACGTTGGTGCGGGTGTCCAACGAACTAATCCGGCAGTCGGTCGTGGGCCTGGAAGTAGTTCTTCAGCAGCGTCTCGTGACTGATGTGGGTAACGCACTCGATGCCCTGTTGTGGGATGGCACCGGTTCTTCGGACACGGTGAAGGGCATCCTGCGGCAGTCCGGTATCGCTACCGGCACCCTGGACGTGGGCGACGCTGACAGTCTGATTGACGGGCTGGCGACGGCCCTGGCGAACAACGTCACCCCGACGCATTGGGTGATGACTCCGGCGACATTCTCGACCCTGCGGAAACTCAAGATCGCCAAGCCTGGCGAGACCAGCGACCAGGATTTCCGCCAGTACCTGTTCGACCCGACCACAATCCAGAACGCCACCACGTTCCAACTGTTCGGCCTGCCGGTCATCATCACCGCGAACATCCCCAACGCATCGACCAAGAAACGGGTCGCGCTGGTGGACTTCTCCAAGGTTGTGGTGGCCCGCGACATTGATGCCGAGGTCAAGATTCTCGACCAGACGTGGGGCGACTACGACTCCATTGGTGTTCGGGTGGTCACCCGCTATGACGTTGGCCTGTTGCAGGCCAAGGCCGTGACCCTGTTGACCGAGGCTTAATGCCTACCGCCGACGACCTGGCCGCCTACTCCGGCCTGCCGGTATCGGCCACCCAAGCGGCGGCGGTGATCGGCGTCGTCAAGGCCATGGTGTCGGCCCACACTCGCGGGGTCGGTTTCACTGATGGGGAGCCGAACGATGAGCTGTCGGCGGTGATCTTGTCGGCCTCGGCCCGGTTGCTGATGAACACGGCGGGATTGCAGCAGGAGGCTATGGGTGCGTTGCAGGTCCGCTACGGTGACGCGTTCGGATTCACCTTGCCAGAGTTGGCGGTGTTGAACAGGTACCGCAAACAGGCGATTTAGTGCTACGGGGGTCGGTCGGTTCCACTTAACCCTGACATATTCACGCCCCCGGACTGCTAGGGAAATGCAATGATGGGCGTCCCTAGTCTGGTAGCGCCCCGGCCTGTAATGGGCCGGGGCACTCCCCATTTCAGCTACTAGTGCACACACCTGATTGCGGTAATCGTGCACGAATAGCGTTGTGGCCCTTAGCATTTAATTACCCCATCGGGCGTGCCCATGTGGTTTGATCCGGGGTATGGATACGATGATTTCGCTGGACACCGCCGAGCTGCTACACGTCACCCTTGGGTCGCTGGCCGCTGTGTTGGAAGCCGAGGGCCACCCGTGGGCCGGACTAGCGCAAGAGATGGTCGCCACCTACACCCACCAGGCGGTCGGCACGGTCGGGGACGCTGCTTTTGGGGATTCAGCCGCCACCGCGTTGGGTGTGCTGACGGAGCGGATCGAGCTGTTGAGTCTGAGCGACTACGACTAAGCCGGGTTGCTACCAGCCACCGCTTGCCCCGTCGACCCAGGCCCCGGTGCGGTACTTGACGGCATAGCGGCCACCTGGCAGGAGGGAGGTTTCAACCTCGATACACCGCCCTGTGCGGTCCGCCAACAGAAACGGGCTATCGATCTCGTAGTACCAAGACTCAGGCCCTCCGGTGATGGAGTCCCCCTTTACCTTCGCGTACTCGCCGTTGTCGATCTTGGCCGTGAAGTAGTTGCGTCCGCCACCCACGTTGTCACGTTGCGGAGCGATCCGACCGAACCCCGGTATAGAGATCCAGCCCGTTCCCTCGACTACCTTCCATTCGTCGCCCACGCGCGTTGCTCCTCAAATTTAGGAAGGCTCTGGTTGACCTTCATCCCCGGTTCCCTGCGAGTATCTCCCGCCGAATAGGGCCACGGCGGGAGGCGCGCCAGTCCGCACACAGTCCGCAGGAGTCTCACCGAGCGCCGCCGAGCACCATCACTTCTCGGTAGTCAATCCGGTTGTGCCCGTGGGGAATGGCCCCCAATGCTCGACAACTACCGTGATCCTCCGTCGAATCTCATTTGCCCAGCTCAGCGCATATTTCACCATTTCAAAACCCGTGCAGTGTGAGTTCGAATCTCACCGAGGGCACCACGGCTATACCGAAAATAGGCAGGTCAGAACATATTTTCTGGTTTTCATTTCGTCGTCGGCCCGCCATTTGCCCACATTTTGCCCACATTTTCGTCTAGACGGTCGGCCACCGCGTTCAGGTCGTCGTCAAACAGATCGGCGTACACGTCCAACGTCATGGCCGCGCTAGTTGTGATGTCCAGGGAGGTTGTCCCGCACGGTATCGGTGAGCCTGTGTGACAGGGAAGGCCTCCGGTTGTGAAGTGGAGCTGTCTAAGAACCGCTTCGCCAACCAGGAGGCCTTCGTGAGGAATTGTCAATATCTGTGGATCCCAACGACGACCAGCTGAACCGAGGCCAGGTCAGGCGAGCACACTTACCGCCGGGTCGTGCGTCACCGGGAAGTTCACTGAGTTGGCGATG